CCCTATGCTTGTTAGCAAAATTGGTGATAGTATCTATATCCCCCTGAGTAAAGTAAGCATCCCCTTCCTTAAGCAATGGCTTGAGTTCCGCTTCCGAAAGGTCTGGGAAGGCTGCTTCGATGTTGTTAAACCTTACCGCTGCCTCTTGCTGGAGTTCTTCAATAGTTCTCAGCAAAGCCATTGACCATGCGCGATCAGGAGTGGCCCCCGCATTAAGGATATTTCTATACCTAGCTTGGAGCCTACCTAAAGAAGTGTAGTCTTCCTGTACTGCGTCTGATGGAGTTTTGAACCAAGTAGCCTCAATCGGCTCCTCTTTAACATCCAAACCTTCTAAAGTAATAAACGATGCTCTTCCTTTTCGTCTTACTACACCAACAAAGTTGGAGCGTATGCTAAACCTCTGCGCTATTTCAGCCAACTCTGCAATAGGTATATCCTTAATCAGACCATGCTTTCTTTTAAGATCGTCCAATGCCGAAACTAACTCAAAATTTCTTTCGTCATCAACAAACTGCTCCATCAAAATCTGATCAGAGCCATCATATAAAAAGAGCCTTGGCGGAAGCTGGGTTATTTCATCTTTCGTAGGCTCCCTAAGATCATATTGAATATTCCCATCCGAATCTAAAATAGGTATAGTTCTTCCATTGTCATCCCTAATTGGTTTCCCTTTTTCATCTTTCTCAACAACGATGGCAACAACCTTCTGCCTTGGGGGTTTTTGTCTAACCACATAAGTGCCAGCAGGAGAGACAGCTACGATATCCTCAACCTTTCTGTTGGTTCTTGCAGCGATTTCTTTTTTCAACTCGGCAATAGTTGTGATTCCCCAATCAGGATACTCTCTCTGCTCTTCGTAATAATCAAGATCGTAAAGACGTTTCTCTCCATCAGGAATGAATTTTTCTAGAAGCTTCTTAACCGTGCCTCTCCATCCTTCTGGTGTATCCTTTCTAACTTGGCTCTCACCTTTGTCGCTTATTCCAAAAGCATTCCACACCAGCCCCCAAAACATTTCAGACTCTTGATACTCTACAACCTCTCCCTGCGTGGGATAGGGAATCTCTCCAACCTGTTCAGCGGTAGTTGGAGTTACAACAACAGCACCTACTTCATCATCCGTTGTCGGAACAGCCTTTGCTACCTGTTGCTGCGCTGCTGCTTTTTTTGCTTCGTCTTCCGTTGGGAATCCAAGAGCCTTTTTAGAAGGTCTCTTTTTCCTTACTGTTACACGACCGCTAACAGGCTTTCTTTCGCCTTCCACATAGGAAGGATAGGTGTCATCAACCTCTATGGTCTCAAAACCAATACGCCCTTTTGTAGCCCTTCTCTCAACTGCTCTAGCTGCTACTTCAGCTTCTTTAACACTCAAGTCTGCTTTTCTTCTCTCTTCTTCTAAGCCAGTCCTTACGGCTTCATCTAGGCCAGCCTGTTTTTCAGACGCTCTTACTTCTGCAGCCTCTATCCTAGATGCAAGCTGGCCTCTGATGGCAGCGTTCTGAGGAATTCCATATCTAGATAGAAGGTCAGCTACTTCAACAAGATTAGCTGGAGTATTAAGCAGTCGAGGATCAAGGGCTAAAGCTTGCTCTAGGACATCTAATGTAGACTGGAGATTTTCTAGCCTCTTTAATTCACGAATGACTTCCAAAAATTCCTTGTCTGCTCTCAGGGCGTTGTTTAAAACAACGGCCTCTTCCTGAGAAACATCAGCGAGAATTTGCTCACCTATGAATTCTCTAATGGCTGCGTCTATCACAAACTTGTCATTGTCCTTAAACCTACCTTCTAAACCTAACTCTTTTGCAGTAATGTTCTTCCCATCAATCCCCAACCATCTAAGGAGGTCTGTAAGGTCTCTCTTGGTAGCAACAATACGGTTTCCCTTGCTATCAAAAAAGTCCTTTCCTTTGTATAGGTCAAGGTAGCCTTCTAATAAAAGGTCTTTTTGATTCTTAACCACTCTTTCGGCAGCCTGTGTTTCCTCAAGGGCTTCTTTATTCTGTCTTACAAACTCAAAGACAGCAAGAGTCGCTGTTTCTACATCCCTCTGTAAACTTCTTTCCGGAGAATCTTTGGAAACATTAACTGCAGTTACCGTATTTAGCGTGGCTGTTGCAGCAGCATCAGCTTCTGGAGTTGGCGCAGCAGTTGTGGCAGGACCAGTAGGTGCAGCAGTTTCATCAGGAAACATCTCTCCGATAATTCGGGGAATATCTTCTAATGTTACTGTGCCATCTCCCACATCTCTGTCAAATCTTGTGTCTACCGGAATATTCTGACGGGCAAGCTGGGCATCAAGATTTACTTCAGACCCAGCAGCATTTTGTATCTTTTGTAATCTTCTTTTTTGAGTTTTGCTTAGAGGAGTGGCATCCTCTGCTGGAATATCGAGGACTTTAGAAGCTTCATCTGTGGTGGGGTTGCCAGCGTTAAGAGCGCTGTTCATCTCTGCCTGTTGTTGGAGAGCCTGATCTCCTAGACCTTTAATTCTTGGGTCTATTATTGGAGTAGTAAGACCTGCTCCTGTCAGTGTGCTTATAGGAGCGGTAGTAGGATCGTCAGTGGGGTAAGCAGGAAATCCTGCCGTCCTTGATCCCGGACGGGTAGGGGGAGTTTTGGGGGGATACAGTTGACTGGTATCAGTAACTGCGTAACCACCTTCAGCGGTGCGGGTAACGGGAGGAGGAGGAACTCCAACAGAAGGTCTAATGGATGCCACAGCCTCATCAAGCTGTCTCACTTCCTCTGCAAGGATTGAGGCTTTGTTCTTGCGCCTTAATCTACGACCGCCGACTCGACCAAAGGGTCCAAGTAATGTGCCCAGCAACGCACCTGCTGCTCTGGCTTCCATGCGCTCTGAAACTTGTTCGGCAGTGATGGGGACTATTCCATAAGCCTTAGCTACATATTCACGAGCAAGATCGTTGTCATTGAGATAGTTAACTGTGAAGGCTTCGATGACTGTCTGCCAGTCTTCTACAAGGGACTCAGTTGCGCCTAATTCAAGAGAGCGATAGAGACGACTTCTCCATTTCTTATCGCGCAGGAACTTATTAGCAATAGCGCTACCAAAGTCTTGGCCTTTGCCCATGTTTCGTATGATCTTTGATCCGGGCCAGAGGTCAAGAGAACCAGCAAGCAATCCAGCTAGTCCAGTTACAGAAGGATTATTCTCTCCTGTTTCTAATAAGGCGCTTGAATAAATCTCTCCAGTATTAAGTAGCGCACTTGACAAGACGGTGCCTGCAGCTGCTGACCCTTTTCCGGTCATTAGCTGAAAAGCTTCATCGCCAGCGCCCCATGCTCGACCTTTAGCTAGTGTTTGTCCAGTACCGGGCATCCTAGAAAGCATTCTAGCTATATGCAGCCTTACACCCACCTTCGCTCCAGCAAACGCTAAAGAACCAACTCCCATAGTCGCAAATGCACCTAGAGCCATCACCGCTAAATTAGGAACCTGTTTGATAGCCTCATTGATTCCCCATATAGCATAAGAACCAATGGTTCCTTCTTTTTGCGCTTCAGCCCAACTATTAGGACCAACATACAAGGCATCCAATTCCGCCAGATTATTCTGCATCTCCGTAACGAGGTTGTATGCTCCTAATCTCTGCGCTCTAGCTGCGTCCTCAAAACCAGCCTTTTCTAATAAAGATGCCCCAACTCCTTTGAGATATGCGGGAACACCTGTCATCTGCTCCCAGCCCATCTCTAACGATAGACCTAGATCACCAGTAAGCGATCCTTCAGGCTGTATAGGCTGACCACCTCGTCGTGGAATTATCGGGGGAAGCACACCTCCTTGTAAGGGCTGGCTTCTCCTTGCTGGCGGAGTATTTATCAGCGCCATTAAGCCATCCTTTGCGCTAGTCTAGCCTCTACCGCCTCCGGCTCCCACTGGGCAAGTGCCGTTGGAGATAACCCTCCAGCTGAAATCATTCCTCCTCTTGGATTTATCATCCCTGCTGGTTGCGCCATTGCTAGAGAAGGATAACCTCTTACTGGATCGGGAAGCGCTGAAGCTTGTTTAGGATCTAGTAGGGTTTTCATTTTTAAGATAAGGTCTTCGACTCTGGTTATCTTTTGTAGAAAATTAGGAGATTTTGCTCTTCCCCCAGCCCCGCCACGACTCGGAGCATCTCTTTGTCTTATAAGTCTAGCAAGTTCGGCCTCAAGCCGGGGAAGCAGCCATTCAGGATCGCGCCATTTAGCACCTTCCGTCCCTTTAGTTCCACTCCTCCCCGGACCACCCTGCGCAGCAAGCGCTTTTTCTAAAGCACCTACCTCAAGATTTTCAGTGTCTATTCTATCTAGAGGGTCTCCAGCTTGGGTTCTAAAACGAGCTTTTTCACCACCACCAGTACCTGTGGTCGATGTCCTCGGCGTAACCGCTTTTCCGTTCCCACCATCTTCCTCAAACCTTGATAGACGCTCAATTAACGCTTCGCGTATTGAGTCCTTCTCCGAGGTGGTTATGCGCAGACTGGATACTCTAAGAGCATCATTTAAATAAGGCGTTATAGTTTTTACAGCTTCTTTATAATCTGATGAAGTCTTTTCAGACTGAAGACCTTCAACTATGCCTTTCCATATATCCGGCTTATTCTCCTTTAAGTCATGACTGATAGCCCCAAAAATAGAATTCTCAAAATATCCCCATTTGATTGCATTTATATTTCTGTCAGCCATAAGGGCTTTAATGCCAGTCGCTCTCCATGCAGCCGCAACACGGTCCTGCGCTCTGTGGATTTGGTCCATGTAGTCGCTTCCTTCATCATAAGTCTGCGTCTCTGGATTCCACGTTATTGTTTTCTCTTTCAAGCCTTCGTAAAGTGCTTTCAAATTATCTTCTTCAGCTTCCGCTCTCTTTACTGTAGCTTCTATTCTTAATTTTGCTTCTTCACTAGTTGCTTTTGCTATGGCATCTTCTTTAGCCCATACGCGATCTTGCGCAATCTTAGCCGCTCTTTCGTCTGCCAAAAGTTTTGCTGTATTAATGTTAGCGTCAATGAGCATTTGCGCTCTTTCGGTAGTAGCCGTTTGACCAGCGGCAGCAACATCCTTCGCAGATTGGAGTCTTTTTCCTTGCAGATCTCCTTGCACCCTAGCAAGTTCTGCTGCAGCAGTCGATGCAGTACCAGCTGATATTTTTTCTCTCCTCGCCCATTCTTTATCGGCCCTTCTCTCTGCTGCCTCGGCTGCGATTAACGCTCTCCTCTCAGCAGCCATTTGTCTCGTCTCCGCTCTCCTCTCGGCTTCTTTTTTGGCTGCGTCTTCATAAGCGCGATTACCAATATCTGCTTGCCTTAAGAGACCGGACCCAAGTTCGTCTAATCCTCTTGCCCAATTAATACCTGCTCTAGCCATTAGACACCCTCCATATCAATCGGTTCTTCGCCCATTGGAATACCCATTCTAGTAAGCGTTTCCTCTTCCGGATATCCCCCTCTCATGGCATTCGCAGCAAGCTTCATGGAGCCAGATGGATCAATCTGATCATCACCCATTTCGACATATTTTTCCTCAGCGTATATCAAGGATTCTCCTTGAGCCTCTTGATCTTGTCTGTCGTCTCCCTTTTTATATATCCCTTCTTTTTCTGCTACGTTGTATAATTCGTTAACCACCTCTGCACCCAATGAATAAAGAAGGTCTCTAGAGATGGGGTTGCCCCCTTCATCAGAGGCCATTACTTCTCTATTAACCATACGACCAGCCATTTCTCCGATAGCCTGTTGAAGACTACCTTGAGACTGTTCTAGCCTAGAAACAATTTCGTCATATCCTTCGTCCCATATAAAATCCTTAATGGCTCCAAGAGCCATATCAATAACACCCTCTTCTTCCTTTGTGGGTTCTTTCAGCTTGTCGTCTACCTCCGGCTCAACAGGAACAGACTCTGAAAAAAGAACCTCTTCTTCCGGGGCTGGAACAGTTCTTCCGGGTGGGACATTCATGCCTCTTGCTACTGGCTTTTCATTCATTATAGCCATTAGGAATACCTCTGCTGATTTGGATTAAACCTACGTTGGGTTCCCTTTGTTATAAGACCCGGACCTTTCGACACCATAGCCCTTGAAGCTGGGGTTTCAAACTGTCTCGTAGATCCGCGACCAAATGTAGGTTGTCCTATCCTCTGCTGCTGAACATAGGGAGAAGGTGGGATAGTTTGAGATGGAAGATTAGCCATTGTTTGAGACCCAAAAGTATTAGCTGCCGAGGCAGTCCTCATTGGTGGTGATGAGTATAAATCCTGTGGTTGCATGGCTGCATGTTGACTAATCCAATTAGGATTCTCAGCTTTCCAAGCCTTCTGCTCATCGGTCATTGGTTTTCCGTATGCGTATCTCATCGCAAGAAGGTCTTTGTCGTGCTGCATTTGCTTCTCTTCTGAATCATCGAGGAAGCCAGCCACCATTTTAACCCCGGTGGCAAGCATGTTCATCTTTGTCATATAGACAAGGGCTTGACCTGTGGTCATTCCACCAGCCACGGAAGATGTAAAACTAGAGATTATACTTTGCTTGTACGCATTAGTTAAAGCAGGGTTAGTCATAAAAGCTGTAGCAGAGCCGGGGGTAACAGCGGTTTGCATAGCAAATTCGCCAAGAACATTACCGCCTGCAAATTGGGCTGCAGCTGTTTCTCCGAATGTAGGAACAATCCCTGCTGCTCCGGGAATTGAAGCCCCATATTGACCAGCAGCAGTCGCACCCTGACCCGCAGCAGCACCACCCGTTGGCGAGAAGAAGCTGGTTACCTTTGTCCCAATAGCCTTAAGGCCAGACATAAAGTTGGTTGGTCCGAGCGTTGCACCTGATGCACCAGCCAGAGTCGATCCATAGAAGGCAACGCCAGCATAAACTGCTGCTGCTATGATAAGTGCAGGGCCAATCTTCTTGATTACTTTCTTTATTCCTTTAGCAACTTTCTTGATTGCTTTTCCAATAGACTTAACTATACTACCCATGTGTCACTCCTGTGGCAAAATAAAATTGTCTCCAATTTTTACAGCCCCCATTCTTTCATAAAGTTTCTTTGTTCTTTCTGGATCACCTATACCAGAACTTATTCCTAACATGATCTCACCAACACCACGATTCTCTTTGGACCATGATATAAATCTTCTCATCATCTTGGCTCCCCACCCAGTCCCAGCATCCGTCACATAGAAGAACAAATCAGTGGCTTGCTTCTTTTTTGAATACCAAAGCTGGTGCGTCACGCCAATAAACGCCCCTTCTATTTTTCCTTCCAATTCTAAAACCAAAACAAAATGCTCCGGAGATAGAACGCAAACCTGTAAATTATTTCTTAAGGTCTTTGGGTCTATCGGTACTGAATCTGAAAGGGACTTTTTGTGCGCATCCTTGGCAACTTGCATTATCCCAGAGACATCCTTGAACTCTGCTTTTCTAATCATTAATTATGGAGTTGGGTTAGGCCATCCTCCAGCACCCTTAAGAAGTTCAAGCATTCTTTTCCATGCTTCCTGATCAGCCCCTTCCGTCGTTGCCATTGCCACTACCCAGTCACCGTACTTAGACCAAAGGTCAGCAGCTATTTTCTGCTGTTGAATGGTCATTTCCTGCGACCCAATCAACGTCTGTATGTCTATACCTTGCTGACCCAGCAATTCTTGAAGAGCAGTTCTCTGCTCACCAGAAAGAGTTTGGAGAGCAATACGACCTTGCTGAGTTAATTTCTCCATATCAGTCATTTGCGTACCTTTAAGAGTCTGCAGTCCTATATTTTGACTTCCGACTAATCCTTGTAGGGCGAAATTTATTTGCCCCTGAAGCTGAGTAAGCATCTTATTATAAGCATATTCATTTGCTTGCATTTTTTGTTTATTTGTCCAATCCTTATTGTAATAAAGATTAGTCATTAAATTTTCAATTTCTGTTTTGGCAATCGGCATAGCAACAGACAGAACAGCATTCATAACTGATTCATGAGCAAGAGTACTATTCACTATCCCTCTCCTTTGCATATTCTGCAAGGCTTTTGTAGTGGCTGCTTTAAATAAAGGGCTATCCTTATTTATAATTTCCCCTAACTTATTGGTTAAATCCATTTCACTAGTAAGGGTAGCCATATCCGGTGTTTGAACAGCGGCACTACTCACTGTACTTCCACCTCCAGCTGTGCCTGTGCCTGTGCCTGTGCCTGTGCCTGTGCCTGTGCCTGTGCCTCCACCAGATGCGGTTGTCGATGTACCAGTACGAGGGTCTACGAATGGCTCAGTAGAATATATTGATTCACCGGGTGCTGCTGCTGCTGGGTTTTCTTTGAGAGCAGCATTCTTGTATCCGGCAAGACGCGCTCGTCTATTTGCATCAATTTCTTGATCGACGGCGCTCGTAAATCCAGCATCAACAGAACGTATATTCGCATCCCTTTCATAAGCAGCAGCATCTCCGACAAATCCGGGTGCTTTCATTCGTTTGTTTGCGTCAACTTCCCTAGCAACACCTAGTGCTTCAAGTTCAGCAGCGGTCAATTGCATATCCTATACTCCCTTTTTCATGATCTTATCTTCTAACCCCTCTAGCCGAATAATCCACAATACCACCCTGAAGAGTTATTGGCTTATCGTAAATTGAACTGTTGCTGATAATTAATCCCATGTTTGCTCCTATCCCATTTATCCGGACTCGTTCTGAAGCTACCACTGTAACTCCTGTTGAACTATTACTTATATCTGCTTCTGTCCATTGATCCGCGTTTACCGTAACACTGTAGGAACTAGATATAGGAGATGTTTTAGGAGTAAATGTTCCACCAAAATCATAAGTTGGTATAACCGTTAACGTGGTATCTGTATCAGCATTTATTTCCAATCCCAATTCCCTAAACCTCTTTCTTGTTCCGGGAGAGTTATAATGATAATAAGCTGTTCTTATAAATGAGCTTACAGTTCCTCCGTCAAAACTTGTTCCAGAATCTAGTCTCCTCACATAACCATCATCGAATCCGGCATATAAAACCTCAAATCCATTAGAGTCTTCTGCTGAAATAATACAACTAATCTGATGATCTAAAGTAAATGGCATAAAACCTTGGTTTCTCTTATTTATAAATGTCATTTCAACACCAGTCTTATCATCAAAATAAAGACGATATTGATTTTTCCCCCTGACCCTTAAAGAATCTACAGCATTATCTTTCTTGCCTTGTATGTAAGGGTCTATTTTGTCTGAAGCAACGGATGATTGAAAATCACCAAAATATTGAACAGTAAAAATAGATGAAATTCCTCGATCATCCAAGAAGAATGTTTGATCCATTTTTTGAAGAGTATAGGGAATAGCACCAGCGCCCGCATGAAACTTCCTTAATTCCCAATCTGCAGAAGATGTCCCATAAAGCATGTAAGCATCATTTCTAGTGAAAATAGACATTACATTATTAACTTCATTAGAAAATCCACTAACGTCATCTCCGATGCCAAGTTCTGCAGCACCCGTAACTGCACTCCATTTGTTCGGAGCAGCTATACTGGAATGTTGAATAGAACCATTTGCAAACGAAAAGAATAAATGTTTTTGATGAGTGGCTATATGCTGAGGTGCATTCGTTTCCATACCAGTCTGGATTTTTATAAACGTAGTTCCATCAAATGAGAATCCAGCATCTACAGTATTAACACCATACAAAGTAATACCTGTTGTTTGTCCCCTAAAGTTATAAACGGAAAATTCGTATTTACCTCCAGCGCTAAGAGTTTGGGCGTATGTGGTTCCAGAAACTTTTGCAATAACAACCTCAGTGGGTTCTGCTGCACCATTCACTAATGCCCTCTTAATCCCGCTTACTTGTATTTCTTCACTATTGGTCCAAGTGCCACTATTATTTTTTACAGAAATATAACCAGCAGCGTCACCACCTGCTAAGGTTCCACTGCTTATTGTCACGCTAGTAACAGTGGCTGTCTTTCCGGAAGTACCACCAACTAGAGAATCGCCTTCGCTAATTTCTATAGAGCCTGTATCAAATGCTAATAAAGGCATTTTCAAATCTTCATTATCTTGGAATGTGCCGGTTATATTGGTTAGCACCATAACTCCAGCAGCTCCGGTAGACCATAACCCATGATACGAAATGCCCATTAAATCTCCTTCGGCATTACTCGTCCCACCTTTTAAGGTCGTTGCTGTACCTATAGAACCGGGAACAGGTTCTCCAGCTGTAACAGTACCATCAAAATTTAATGCAGTTCCAAGGTCAACCTCGTCCCAGCCCGTAGATGTAGATTTATACATTCCTGCCGTAGCACCACCACTCTTATTTCTAAAGGCATAAACATCACCATTAAAAACAGCAACTCCTAATACACTTCCCTCACAGGGACTGTCTATTGTTCCAACAGCAGAAATATTGCTTCTCTGGTCTTCTATAGCTGTTCTTGCTTCAGTAGCGATAGTACCTGCTACATAAGTATTTCTTAATACTGGAGGACCGTCAGAAATGGCGGTTGCAAGAACCCCCATTACCCAACCCTAAAGACTGATAACTGACCATAGTGCATCTGGAAATTCTCAGACCCTGCGTCCCCGTGTTTGACTTGCGCTAACAAATCCGTATAAGTGGTATGACCCGTGGTATCAATTATGCCAGAAGCAGACACCATGTTATCTAAGGTTGCGGCTACTCTTTGAACCGCACAATCGTAACCCGGATATACCACAGAGCCACCAGTATCTTGTGTTGCAATTCTGAATGTCCATATTACAGTGTCCGTTCCAGTCTGTGCGAAACTAATACCCAGATTGACCATGAAGAATCCTTTGTCGTATATCCTGATCCTATCATTAGCAAAATCAGCATCAGTTCCTACAGTCGTTGAAGATACAGTTCCAGTATCATCCACTGCATTTGCCCCTGTACTTCCTGCATTCCAATCTATTGTCGTAGTCGTAGCAGTTGATATTGCCTGACTGGCTGGTGTTCCCGCTTTAGCACATATAGTCGCGTAACCACCCATACCTGATTCTGTAAACTGCCTTACCATCTGAGCGGTGATAGCCCCAGTAGTATTGTCGGCAAAGCTAGTTCCTGTTAAAACTGATCTTTCTTTTCTTAACGCTGTTGGTGTCCCCATTATCCATACTCCACATTGAATGCGCTACCAAAAGCGCTGTCTTTATTTAAAAAATACATTGTCTCCCCATCTTGAAGTGTTCCACTTACCACAGTAAAATACACATACCCTTCTGCATCAGAAGTCGAAAAAGTGCCAGTGGCATCATCTCCAGTTATATCCTCAAGACCAACATTTAATACTGATCCGATAGCGCCACTTGTTGCCCCCTTCACTAAATCCCCTATTGAGGGAACCTGCATATCAAATGCAACCCCAAAAGCACTGTCAAATACAGAATCTATAGCAGTTCCTACCGTGAAAGGAATCCTATAAAAGGTTATCTGAGAAGGTAATGTTTGCCCATCAAACCTCTCATATCCGTCAATTCTTCTGTATCGACCGCGAATATCAATCTCAAAATTATCAGCAGCTACCAATTCCCCCGGCTCTAATGAAAGAGAGGGGTCAACCATATTTACTCCGCCCTCAAAAGCAAAGTAAGTAGATTTTAACCCACTTGGTATAAGTTCCGCATCTTTGAATTTTGTCATTCTGGACGCACCACAAAATTATACAAATCTTGCGCGGAAGAAAATTTCCTATTCTTTTGGCTTGGTAATTGATCCGCCTCTAAAGAATTTAACAAATCTTCAAATTCCGCTACCGAACCAGCCATAATTTCTGGAGCATCCTCATTCTCTGCATAATAAATTTTTGCTCTAGCAATAATTATTTTATGAAACCTAGATGGAATAGCAGATGTATTAGAGTTTGCTGTAGTTTCACCAGATAAGATATCACTCATTACAACTGGGGTTCTCCAATACTCAGCAGACACTGTTGTCGCTGCATTTGGAGTGGGGTATAAATCCAAATCTCCATTAGGTTTTGTAGAATAAACTTCTGGAACATCAGAATCAATCGTCCCGTATTTATACATTTCCCTATACTCATTCCAAGGCATGTAATCTAAAATCTGATAACTCTCAGAGGTCTTATCCCAAACAAGTGAATCTAATTTCCAATTCCCTAAAGGACCAATAGTAGATGTCCCCGGAAATCCAGTATTGCCAGATGAAAGAGTGGATGTTCCACTAATAGCAGTGATAGATGCCTCGGACCATAGGAAGTCCCAGTCAAACCACCTGCTCTGAATATCCTGATCAGCTTGATTTATGTAACGGACAACAGAGGCTTCCTCTTCAGACAAATCTGTAGTAGTTGTAGTAGACGGACCTGTTCCGGGAATACCAACATCTCTAGCCATATTTTGGCATAAAACTAAAAACGTACTCATCTAAGATTATCCAAAATAGCTCTCGCTACATTTTCTGGTTTAATATGTACAGCACACATAGCCCCTCCAGTTTCTTCATCTCTATTACAGGTGTCAAATCCATAATGCATCTTATGGCATGGGAAACAAAAATTTTCATATACATCTGGTTCCATTGTTGTAGTATTTTTCCAATGTTTAGAAAGGTTCTCTTTAGATGAGTGTGAAAGCATCACGACCTTATGGCAATCAAGAGTTGAGGCTGCATTAAGAACTCCTGTCTCTGGACCGACCACAGCATCACACTGGTCTAGAAATGCCAGCGTTTTTCTAATAGACCATTTTCCAGATTTAGTTATAACTCTTGGTTCGTTTTCCCACCCAGCCTCAAGAAGCTGACATAACTCATCTCCAATAGTAACGAAAGAAATATCTGGCCTATTTATAAAAACTTGAGAAATAACTGTATCTGTCCACGGATACATCTTGTGAATAGATGATCCAGCTAACGCCCAAAGAACAATTTTATTTGGACCCATTTTTTTTCTAGCTTTCTTTGCCCACTGCTTCTCCTTTTTAGTTGGATAAAACTTTGGACGAAACTTATACGGAAGAGGGTTCGGTTTTATAAATGAGTCCCCCACAAGAAATGGAACACTGCCTAGATCATGAGTTCTTTCCATGTAATTTACATTACATTCTTCATGAATCTTTTCTTTGCTCCATACATACTTAGGACTTGCGGGTACTAATTTTTGTTCCCCATCAATCATCTCTGTTCTGGCGGGAGTAATAAGAAGAGAACCTTCTATAGATTCACATAATTGCACAAAATGGTGAAAACATTTAGCAATCCTTTCCCAGTATAGAGTTAAGCAATTATTAGGAACCTGATCTGTCTGTTGTAAAAGAATCTCGTCAAGATATGGATCGCTTTTTACAACATCATAACCGCGCTCACTTACATTTAAGCATACCTTATACCCCTGCTCTTTAAACAAGGGGAAAAGAGAAGACACTTGAATCATATCTCCGAAACCACCGTAGCGAACAATGCATACAGTTTTCTCGGAGCGCCTACCCCCAACATCCTGTGGGGTTAATTCGTCCCATTCCTTGGACGGTAGGGTAATTAATTTCAATTAGGAAGACGATTCGTCATGGAAATGGCTTGCCCGCTCTTATTCTAGCATCCAGCGTCTTTTTAATAAAAGCCTTCGACTTGTTTCCTGCATCTACATGTTTCGCATACCACTTTTTTTGAGCAGCGGTATACTTTGGACCAGCTTTTATTACTCTAGGAGCGGGCTTGTTACCTACATAATCTATCTTCTTTGTGCCGGTTGTAGGGTTGATTTTCTTGCTTATAGTTTTGGCAGGCCCTGACGGACTTGGGCGAGTCGCACCAGCACCCTTCTTGGAAATATACGCTTCTACTTTAGCTTTGCCCTTCGCAGCTCCTTTCGTTTTTACTGTTTTCATGGTGTTCTTCCACTTATCTTGCTGCTTCTGAGTCAAAGAACCGCCTTTGTGTTTACCACTGGTGTTAAGAGACTTAATATAAGCAAGCTGGGCTGCCTTGTAGTCCTTCTTTTTTCCAAAACCCGCCCAGTCTTTCATACTTGCGATTACTTTGGTTTTCCCTCCGCCAGCTTTCCAAGCAGCCTTAGCCTGCGCTCGGCGCTGAAGTTCCTTTCGGATTCTCCGTTTTTGTTCGGGTGTTAATTCGAAAGCCATTTAATTTTCTCCCTAAAATTCAAGATTCCAAGAGCCGACCATATTGCCCTCGACATTAACCATATTATTAGAACGCTTCTGCGCTCTCATAAATTCTTCAGTTCTTTCATCTGACATTTCTGCCATTGTGTAGTATCCGCGTCCGGCTGCGGTAGAGTGACCATACGATTCTTTCGGAGACGTTGGTTTAACTTTCCCAAATACATAAGCCGTTACTTCATTAATTGATTTAGCCATAATTCCTCCGAAAGGATTGGGGGGCTTTCGCCCCCCGTTCCAATTTATTTAACAGAAAGTAAACTTACCTCTATCGGTAGATATGCCTTTCTTTACAGTTCCCGTAGGCATCTGGTTCGGACCATGAGAAGCCAGAGCCAAGGAAGCCAATGACTCCTTGGAAACGTCTTCTTTCGAGGACAAACCATTTGCTGGGATTTTACCACTTGCAGTATCTTTAGCCATAATAGACCTCCTTAATACCATTCGACTTCAGCGTATGCATAACCCTTACCAGCAGCCGTGCCAGAATCAGTCGCCTGAACATAGGTAACTTCAATCTGAGTATCGGCAGCAAGAGCTTCTACAATGACGCAATTCGAGTCGTCTTGGTCATTAAAAGTTTCAGTGGCTGCAGTAGTATCAGCAATTTCTAACTGACCATAGTAGTTTGCATCACCAGTCGTGCCAAGCAAAACTTTTCCAGTGATGGTATCATCTGCAAAAGTTTCAGTAACATGCACTCCAATGTTTTTCAAACTACCCTGCTTACCATTTGGACCTTTAAAACTCCAAGCAGTACCAGTGCCAGCACCGAAATCAGTTTCCACTGTATCTTGGTAGATATAGGTTCTTGGATCACTATAACTCATAATAATCCTCCTTTAAGCTGCGCTGTCCCAGATCACAATGCGATTCTGGGCTGCTTGTGTATGAACGATACCGAAACCACCTAAGTAGTACCAAGCAATACCACGATCCCTTCCGTAATCACCGGGAATTTTCCCTCTGATTTCTTCTGGAACCGCAACCGCTTCGGCTACAGTATCTTCGCCAAAGAATACTACCCAGTCAGACAAACCATTCGTCCAAGCAGCAGCAGCAGTACCAATGCTACCCTTGGCTTTAAAGGTTTGTTCAACAAAGCGTACTCCATCGTACCGACCAATTTCCCCATTCATAATCATACGAAAACCCTGATCAACATATGATTTTAAGGTTTCAATATCATCTTTGAATGCTCGGAAAGTTGTAGGCCATGCAATTGCATAATAATCATCGCCAGTGTAAGCCGGGATATTACGCTCTTTCATGACATCGACAATTGACTTCACATGATTATTGCTAAGAGCAAGACTATTTGTGATAGTGCATACGCTATTGGTAGTCAACGTCACCGCAGTCGCACTGCTTCCACCCGTAGGTGCAACACGCAATGCAGCTTTGTTGAATTCCGCAGAAGCGAGATTGTCGAATGCCTTCTTGGCATCGGTTTTTAATACTTTCCTGATCACTTCCGCCACGGGCTGCTCAGAAAGGTCATCCAACTTACCAGTCCAAGGAACAGAGTTCCCTGCTTCGGTAATAGTCATCGTACCTTGAGCAATCGTGAAGGATGTTTCAGGAACAGTATTGGTTTCAGTGAGCGTAGCACCCTGAGTACTCACATCACTGAACACGTTCCAATGGAATGTATCACCCCGATGCAAACCCTGATGGGCTGCATCTTTGACATCACAGAACTGTCTAAATTTGACAATAGGCTGTACTGCCATCCTCAACTGTCTGCTGAGGTTTAAGGCATACATATAACCACCGGA